ACCTGGCACATTCTCAATTATGTAGGGCTTATCAGAAGCAATTAAAGCTGCTCTGGTCTCTGGTATCAGATCAATTTTGCTAGTTGTTTTACCCTGAGCATTACGTAAATGTTGAGTAATACTGTGGGTCTGACATGGTGGGCTAGCATGAATTACATCAAATTGTTGAATAAAGTTATCGTCTTGCAATACATCAAGTACATCCGCTCTCGTATATGTATATGGATACCGCTTGCCATGTTTAAGGTCTACACCGTGTACTTCAAAACCTGCACGTGCATAGCCAACTGAAGCACCACCAACGCCACAGAATATATCCAGTAACTTCACGGCTTACTGCCCCAGCCTCTACCCTTAAACACAATACCTGGTGCTGAGTAAAGACGATTCATAATGGTCATGCATTTAGGGCATTCCATGATAGGTAGGTTATCTAGATAAGAGCTGCTAGTAGATCCATACGTGCCACATTCGGCACAGCTATATTCATACAATGGCATTACTGAGCCCCTATCAATGCACAAGTGTGGCAACCGCTGCCCAGGAATTGCCAGCCACCACACTCTTTGCATCTATCAATTTTACTGTCTGGTATATCTAAGCCTCAGCTATATTCTTAACACCAACACAGCCACATTCCATGCACTGATAAGCCTTAAATCCATCTGGCGTATCTAATTGATCCAGCCATAAGAACTCAGTATTACGTTTACATCCATTACACTTAAATTGCGCATGCATGTGATAAAATCCCCTTTCTTATTGCCTGCAGTGGCACTGAGAACAAACCAAATACTGTCCATCATGTAATAATCTGTCGTCATTACAGGATACACATATCTGCTTACTAGGGTTTAGGCTTTCTTTATCGTTTTCCATGCGTAATGTAAAGCCTGAACCATTCAATACTTCAATATAACCCATCATTCACCCCCCTTCTCTGGGAAGAACCATGAGCCTGTGGCATCTTGCTTAGCCCAGACTGCATGCTCTTTAATGTTGTCTAAACACACATATCCGTAGTACGGCTTGTTTGTAGTTTTAGTAAGACCAGTACGCAACGTCATTCCTTTAGCACAGCATTCTGGTGGTGCTTTCGGTGCTGTCTTTGTTGCAGCTTTGATCCAGTCTTCATTACTTATCGGTAACGGCTCTGTGCGATCTACTGAAAATGTTTGTGGCACAGCTTGTTTTTCTTTTACTCTGACCATCTCTTCTCTACTTGGTCCATTCTTTTCAGTACCGATATTAGCCGCTTTAAAAGCAACGCCTCTAGCTGAAGTCTCACAATTTTCCAGCGCAAAGTCACGATTAACGCCACGATCCGAAATGACTTCTTTCGCATGACCTGTTGCGAATGGTTTTTCGTCAGAGTTGTCCCTAAATAATTCACAAACAACAACGACTCTAGTGTCTGACTCCGAGATAATCCTCGTTCGTACTGCTCCATTTTTATACCTTTCCCAAAATATGTTCGATCTTTCTTGAACGGTTGTATAGTCTTCTAAGTTAAATGCCATTAGTCTTTCCAATCGTCTTTATTGTCGATCTCTGCGTCATAGACTGTCTTGTAAATCGCTGTGTATGCAGCGATGTCGATAAGACTGTCCAGGTGACCAGGTGACTCTTGTAGCCGACTGATCTTTTGTAAGATATTGATAATACAGATGTCGTGCGGCATGAGTGGGAAATCAATATACGAACTGACAAGCTTTGAAATCCGCTCCATGTTCGCAAATGGATGTCCGTAAACTGTGCCACGTTCGTGGATGAGCTTGGTAGCGTTTGCAAAAAAGGCCTCAGTTGTTGTCGGCATTAGTTTTGCTATCTGTTATACGTCTGTGCATGTCAAAGCCATCTTTGCGGCCTTTCCAATAGCCTGCTTGAAATGCATTATCTTTAATTGTTGAATAAACGCCCCATACAATAAAATAACCCAGGACGGTATAAAGCACTAACCATGGTGCTGTTGTCTCGATCATGTAGCCCTACTTTCCATACCACGCTTTGTGGCATAGAAATAGTGTCGCACGTGTGTACGACTTTGTGGATGATTTTGGGGCGTATTTGTATAACGATTAGGTAACGATGTTACCCGTAGTACCGCCCTAGAGCTGTAAATGAGCCATCCTTATTGATCGGCACTAACGTGGGTGTTAGCGTCTTTCCTACGGCTTCTAGTATAGCAATACCCATCTGCCAATTCGCGCTTCCATAGCGGATATAAGAGGCTTTTTTTCTATCCATAAGATTACCTACCTCAACCCCATATAAGGGTCTGTAATGGCTTCCTATGGCTTCTGTGTAGGCACTCATGCCCAGTCTATGGCTATGTCCTGCTATGACCGATTTGCCCCATTTTTTAGCCAGGTTAAGAGCTGTGATGCCTGCATGCTGACTCATACTGCCCTCATCGCCATGGGCTAATACCCAGCCAGGATGAAACTCATAAGCTGTTTTATAGTAGTCAATACCCATGCCAGCAAAGTCCATAAACTTAGGGTATTGCAACTCTGGTAAACCTATTAAGCCAGGTGCTTTGAGTAATGTACTGTAAAGACGGTCAGTATGGTTAGATCTAATTACCGATGCTTTTTTACTGTACTCCGTAAGATCCCAAAGAATGTCCTGACAAGCTGCACGATCTTCGTTAAGAGTTTGGCTATAAGCCAAAGGTGTGCCATCAGCCCACTTGCTAATTGTTTGGAAGTCGATCTCATCGCCAACGCATAAAACCTCATCAAACTTCTCACGTCTTGCAAGCTTGACGACGTTCTTAACTGCCTGCTCATGATGGTATGGGATTTGTAAATCTGATATTACTAGCCAACGCTTAATCGTCATCTTCTTCTGTAGGATCAATACTAGGTATGATGCCGCCATCACCTATTACCCAGTCGGGCATCGTTGCCCTATCTGATACAAAATACAAGCTACAGCTCTCACTAAAGCCAGCCTTACGTGCAGCCTTGTATATCTCATTCATGGCAATATAATGCTGATCTAGTTTAGATAATGGCTCAGGTGACTTACGCACAATGCGCTTATTTATTTTTTTACGCTTCCGTCTTGTATCTGCCATACTACTATTGTCGCTTAACTATTAAAGAATAAAGATCATCGACACGCTGCTCTAATCTAGTTAACTGATCTTTCATACTCTGGCCACCATTAGGACGTAATTCATTAAGCCAGCCTTTAACTATAAAACGTAATCCGATCAGCACGCCTGATAGCACAGCGATAACGCCAGCTCCAAAGCCAGCCCATTCTGCAGGACTCATGCTTCATCTGCACCGAGGCCATAAGCACTGTCGGATTTATCTAAAGCCCTAGCTGCTGGTCCTGCAAGTGCTGCAACAATTACAGACACTGTTGGATCTAAACCTAATTCATTACTTGCTAAAAATGTCAATAAAGAAACAAGCACACCCCTAAAATATGATTTAAGTATTGCTTTCTGCTTCTCGGTTATTTTCATAGTTTTCCCCCTAGTAGTGGTATATCAAACGGCTTAGAATCTTTATCGCCTAACTTTGTAAAGCTGCAGTGGAAATGTTTTGTATGTTTGTTGAAGCCTCTATATTTTCGCCACTTAAAATTAAGTATCTTGCTAGCAATCATGCCATTATGGATTACGTAAGATATGCGCTTATCGGTCTTTGCACAGATTCTGATCTGGTCAGCCAAATATACTGAGATCCCTTCGGATGAACCCAGGCGAGAATCAACATCAATGGCTCGTACACACCCATCTGCATCTGGATTATGATCCGATTTTGTGGTGGAATGACGAGCATCACCCAGCCACCCATCAGAGGTAGTGCGACGATCTGGGTACCAGGTATCAATCTGATCCCTTAACTGTGTACCAGCTGCGCATAACCATGGTCTATTCATGTTCTATCCAGGCTAAAGTTTTTTCATCCCAACACCAATTTATACCCTCTGGTCTAGGAGTCGGTGCTTGCCAATCAAAGTTAGCATTTAATGACCATGATGCAAAAGGCTGTGGCGCAATAAACACATCTGCATCTGCATTATATTTGTAACCAATACCTGCATATTGTTTTCTTATTCTGTTGTTATATGAAGTGCGCTTACAAACTTGACCTCTAAAATTGCCGTACCAAGTTTCAGTGTCTAATCCTTCAATAGTTTCTGTTTCATCAATACCTACTATAACTTCGGTAACAATATTATTATTATCTAAGAATGCGTAATGTGCCATTATGCCCAACTCACATTTCCTGTGCCAGCAGTTATAGTTGTTACTAAATTACCGCCAACTGTTGTAGTTGAACCAGTTAAACCAGCACCAATAGTAATCGTGCCAACTGCATAACTTAAAATAACAATACCGCTACCACCTGCTGCAGAACGATCTGGACCAGCACCGCCACCGCCACCGCCTGTATTAACAGTTCCCGCAGTACCATCTGTTGCACTAAGATTTCCGCCTGTACCACCACCGCCTGTACCACCAGCAGGTTGAGAACCAATTAAACAACCGCCACCACCACCGCCTCTTGTGATTGATGTGCCAGTAATTGCACTACTTAATCCATCACCACCTTGACCATTACCATCTGTATCACCTGCTTCACCAGCACCGCCACCACCACCGCTAATAAAGGGACTTGCAGCTACTGAACCATTAGCACCAGCAAAACCTTGTGTTGGTGATGCCGCCGCACCGCCTACTTGCGTAGTGTAATTTCCTCTTCCACCGCCACCAGAACCACCAGATTTACCATTAGGTGCTGGAAAACTACCCCCAAAACCACCACCACCGCCACCTGTTGCTGTGATAGTTGCAAAAACAGAGTCACTTCCGTTATTACTTGCTGGAGTTGAAACAGGGGGTTGCGCACCGCCAGCACCAATTGTTACTGTGTAATTTGTACCAGGTAATAAAGATAAAGGAGTTTCGGCAGAACCACCGCCACCAGTTAATTCGCCAGAAACACTACATCTATAACCGCCAGCACCGCCACCACCACCTGCATCATAACTACCACCTGAGCCACCACCTGCAATAACTAAGTATGTAACTGTGCCACTAAATGGTGGCGCGCCAACACTTGTTAAACCTGTGATTATGTTTCCAATCATTATGCAATACCACCAACCACATACCAAGTGTTAGCAGCTGTTTTAATACATACTGCAGATTTGTATTGCGCAATAGTTGGTGATGCTGCTACTGCACCGCCACTTAATACGGTAGTAGTACCTGGTGTTACTGCACTAATTGTGCAAGTACCCACACCAATATTTAATACTGTAATTGCTGTGCCTACTGCAAACGCTACAGAAGCATCGGTAGGAATCTTAAATGCAATAGCCGTGGCTTTGTTCATTATTTCTAATACCTGGTATTGGTCATTTAGTACAGCTGTGTAATCTGCAGTGTTAGCAGTACCTACTGTGAAAGCAGTTAAGCCATTAAACATTGCACTGGTAAGTACATCACCTGTTGCTGCTGGAAATCCTGTTGCCATTATATCTCCTTAATAAGATAGTACGTTTTGTCCTAAGACACCGTAATCTACGTTGCCTATTATAAACCCATCTATGACAGGTTCTAGTGTTGTAAAGGTTGTTTTCCAACTATTCGGTGTTATGTTCATTCTGACACCAAAAATCTGTAGGGTTTTCTCTAGCAAAGATCCACCTGGCTGGGTAGTAATGATGGTTATAGGATCAAAGAAATCTAGGTCTAGGGCTGCGACTACGCCTGTATCATAGTTAGGCGTGTATAGGTCTAAAACTATGGCATCACATCGGATAGTGGTCTCAGCTCTACTAGCCACATAAGCCTGGGCATACTCTAAGGCTACGGCATCGGTCTGCATAAGCAGGTTGTCTTGGAAGTAACTATGTAGGAAGTATTTGTCTATAGATGCCTGATTAAATGCCACCTGTGCTGTGCCACCAGTCCTGGTAATAGTGGCTTTATTAAATATAAGCACATCATTTAATATCCAAGCTGCATCATAATAAACTATGCCTGTGCCATTATCTGCAAAAAGTGTAGGTGTGCCACCAACTGATCCAACAGTTACAGCTCTGTCTTGAAATACAAATGAGCCATAACCATCTACGTAAATAGCACCATACTCTGAGGTAGCCACTGTAGTTAAAGCCTGTAATGCTGTGCGGTTACTACCTGGATCGTTTTGAAGAGTAGTTAACCCAGCATCTACATCGCGCATAGTTGCTGGCCATGAAATTGTGTCTAATATTTGGTTAACGCGTGTGCCTGATAAATCACCAGCGGTAGCACCTGTGACTGTGCTGATCTGTGCTAACTGGGCTAATCTAAATGCATCTACAGCTTCTATGGTAGTTGTTGCTAAATCTGCAGATGATTCATCGGGATATCTAGTTACATAACTTGTAATAAATCCAGAGAATATAGGATAAGTAACACCATTATAGGTTGCAGTAATCTGCACCTTCTTCATAGGTGTTAATAAATTGTAATATGGGCCGCTTACATTCTGTGGGTTGAAATCGCCATTTTGATCTATGATAGTTAAACTAAGTGATCCTGTCTGAAATTGATCTGATAATGCAGTACGACCTCGGTTAGTCTCAATACGATTTATTCGATTAGACACATCTACAATTACAGCTGCTGAATCTGCTAGTACGTTAGTGCCTAAAATGCCCTGGTCAATAATCATAGCCTGAGCAAAACTAGGCCCAGTGCTAAAGTTAATTATTGCATTTACTACTGGTGCTGCCATTATGGTAATCCGCCATTAGGTGCTGTGTTATAACCACTGCGCCCAGCGACTTGAATGCTTTCTGCCATAAGTTGAGCGAATCTGTCACCCGATGGACTGCTAACGCTTAGATTGACATCTACTGATCTATTGCCTGATTCTCTAGCTCTTTCTGTGGCAATTTGTGCAACATTCATCCCAGCATAGCCAGTAGTGCCTACTAATGAAACTGCTAGATCTTGGAAGTAACTGGCAGGTAATGAAGTAGCACCAGATGGAGCACTAGTAGTAGTAGTTGAAGGTAGGCCAAATTCTTTGTTAATCTTTTCTATCTGCGCATTTATTCTATTGATTAAAGATTTTACCTGGACTAAAGCAAACTCTGTAATACTTAAACCAGCTGCTTTAGCCTGCTCAGCAAGTTTTTTCAAAGCCTCGGCTGCTTCCATCTCTGCTAGTATTTTCTTAGCCAAAGCATCGTTATTGTCAAGTATGGCTAATTGAGCACGTAGACGTGATTTAGTCTCTTCATCGGTTGCTTTGCTTAGCGCAGCTGTAAGTCCTATGCGCTCTAGGTCAAACTTTTTGCGTAATTCTTCTACATTCTTATTTTCTAAAGCGTTTTTCTTTTGTAATAGTGCTAATTCTGCAGCCTTAGCCTTTGCTAATTTATCCTCAGTCTGGAATCGTTTTGCATCAATACGGCCTGCGCTGCGTTGTTTATTGGCTGGCAAAACCGCTGCTGGCGCACTCATTCTGCCTAGACGTTGCAGTAATCCCACTGCACTCATTTCGTAAGAAAAAGTTAATAATTGTTTTAGTCCAGGTAGGTTTGCTATTGTTTGTATTCCGCGACCTAATTCTCCAATACCACGTGTTACATCGGCTATGCCTTTAGCAAGCTCAGTCATGCTATCTGTAAAATTACCTATGGTTTTATCATTACCTAAATTAGTTAAAGCGTCTACTAAACCTTTACCTATAATTTCTTTAGCATCGGCAGACGCAACTGTGATAAGACTCATTTTGCCTGCAAAAGTTTCTAATCTAGCTGCTGCTTGACTTGCAAATTTGGCATTTAACTCTTCCATGATTTTGTTCATGTCGCCACTCTTTAATGTGGCTTTGCTGATACCTGCGCCTAGTCGGCTAAGACCTGTAGTGTTTCCTGAAAATCCTCGTGTTAATGCCGCGCTAACTTCACTAAGTGATCTACCTGTAGCTGCGCTTACGTTTAGTGCAGTCTGTAGTGCATCCTGACTTTTAGTAATAGATCCAGTAGCTGTGAGTAATTGCTGAAATGCTGGGCGTAACTCATCGTCTAATACTCCATACAGAGACTGTAGGCTAGATATGTACGCTTCTACACCTGGTGCTGAAAATGCAAAACCTGTGTTTTTTAATTGTACTTCTAAAGATTTAGCGGCTTTTTCATCGGCTGCAAAAGCGGCAATAGCCTTCTTACTAAATGCTAATAATTGATATGCGCCAAATGTGCCAGCAAAAGTTTTACCTAATTTTTTTACTGATTTGTCAAAGGCTGATATATCCTTCTGACCTTTTTTAAGTGCCTTGCCATTAAAGGTAGCAATAGCCGAGACGACTACATTGGCCATTAGGCTGCCTTCTTAATCTCTGTAGATTTGTTAAATTGTATAGCTGTGGAGTTTATTGCTTGCAGTATTGCATCATAAACACCTTGACTATCTTGTGCCCATGCCTTAAAGATAAGTCTTCCTTTAGTTTTCTTTCCACCACCGCGAACACCTTTAATCTTTGGCTGTGATGTGAGTCCAGGCATAGAGGTTACAAACTGATAACCTGCAAATGGATTATTTGATGCGTACTCTCTGGTAGATTTATTATAAGTATATTCTCTAGCTCTTCTAGTACCCTCAAATCCTTGCACCGCGCCCACTGGTGAGTTAGGTGTACTTGGATCTATTTGTTGGAATGGTGCGCGACCTTGTGGGTTATTGCGACCTGCAGTCTCATAAATGCGACCAGCTGCGCTTACGTTATAGACGTAATTACTAACCTTAAATCCGTTTCTAAATGTTTTGTTTTCGCCTGAGTTATATCCGATACCTGCTTTTACAGTGCTAGCATCATATCTTGGAAATGGGCGATAGTTAATTTCTGGGTTAGGTGCTTTACTCCAGCCTGACAATACTTCGCTATTACCTGGCGCAAATGCTCTGGCTTTACTTGCCACACCACGCATTAAAGGATCTATAGCAGTCCTAATGCGTTGGCGCATGTCTTCATCAATAAACTCTAAGCCTTTAAGGACATCTTTAACGCCTACGACCTCTACTGGCATTTTTGATCTCCTTAGATCTATCTTGTAAAACTTGCACTATTGCAGTCAGCATGTCTGAGTCCATGTTAATAAACTCACTAGGCGCGATTCCAGTCTCTACACTTATAGCAGCCACTGTGTAGAGAATGGAGTCACGCTGTACTATTTTTTTTCTTCGTCTAATACCTCGACAGTTTCTAAGCTGTCAATAAACTCTGCACCCCATAGAGGTACTTGTGCACCTGATCTGCGTAAGCATTCCCATGCTAGCCAATAGATATGGCTCTGCATTTCTGACTCACGTAGGGCTTTAGAGATGCCCATGCCTTTACTAATTTCAAAACTATATTCGACTCCTGGCGTTATTTTATGTTCAGAAACTTCGCCATTAGCCCTTGTAATCT